GTGGTAATTGCACCACCAGTGTCCTCCACTTGACCATCAGCAAAAATCGTTGGGATCAAACCTGGGGTGGTTTGGAACGAGGTAGCAGAAGTCAAAGAAGTGTTGGTAGTAGCCTCACCTGCCAAGAAGGTGTTTACGATTGCAACTTGGTGCTCACGCTGCAAGTAGATGATGTCGCGTGAGTTAGAGTACGGAGTTGCAGTACCATTCTCAAGCTGAGAATACCACAACTGGTTGTACAATGACTCAGAGCTAGTCGTAATGTCGTGACGCATTGTTTGCAAGAATGAAGTCTTCACCTCATCAAACATAAACTTGCCTGCTTGAGCAGTAGAGTTTTCAGGAACAGATACACCGACATAGAACAACAAGTCAGTAGCTGAGATAACAGCGCCTACGCCGTCAGAAGTAACTGGACGAACAGTAAGGGTGATACCGTCAGCTGCCTTAGCTGTGATTTGAACCAAAGTTCCAGATGGGGCGTGACGCCAAATCTCGTGAACTGTTGGCCAAGAGTAGAAAGTTCCAGAGGCAGCGGGAAGTTCTTGACGATCGCTAGTGTTCAATACGATAGTGTTGTTACCAGCAACAAGGGTTGCGCCGGTAGCCACAAGAGCAGGAACCTCCATGCGAGTCAACTCAAACCAACGAACGCGAGGATTGGCAGCAACCTCACGGTTACCAATACCGTTCATGATTTGGTTCATTGCGCTCCAATATTCATCACCGAAAGGCAAATATGCTACGGCGTCGAAGTCTTCTTTAATTGCGTCCCAGTTGTTCATGATTCCGCCGAATGTCATTCCTGACGTTGACAACGGATTAATGGTGGGACTCTGTACAAATGCCATTTTATTAAGCTTTTTTAAGAGTTATTATGATTTGATTTTTTGAGACGGCAAAGGAAGTCCTCGTTCCATCAAATCTCTTTGTGCAGGAGTTAAGTCCTTGGCGTCTACGGTTGTTTTGCCTACACGATTAACCGTTTTAGGTTGACCGTTATAGACTTCTTTTACTACCCTTTTTTCGGTTTGAGCAGAAAGCGACTTAGCAATTTGAACTCCTAGATCCCCAGACTGAACCTTATGAATGAGGATTTGGTTCGTTAGCCACTCGCGCACCGCTTGCTTACCTTCCTTTGTGGTAGCATCAAAGGCTTGACCTAAATAACCTGCATACTGTGACTTCAAAATCGAATCGACCTCTTCGCTTGAAACTTGTAACGAAACTTCCGAATCGCCGAATTTGTAGGGGACCTCTTTGACTTGTTTAGCGTAGGACTCTGCCTCGCCAAACGCCAATATCTGTCTTTCCGCAATCTGCTTTTGATTCTGGCTCTTTAGCTCTTTTGCAAATGTAAAAGGATTTTTAACATCCTCAACTTCTTTTTTAGTTTTATTTATGATCTCTATTGCGTCAATAGCATCAGATTTCATAAGCGCCGAGGCGTAATACTCTCCTTCTCCCAGGTTGTACTTCTCTCGAATAGCCTCCTCAATGGTCTGTTGACCCAACTGCTTGAACTTGTTAGGATTCTTTACAGCTTCAGCAATGATCAACGCTTTTAATGGGTCTTCCATCAGCGACTGGTCGTTTGAGGATACGATTTGATTGGCGATAGAAGCGTTTAGGCCCTTCTTTCCAAAAGCGACAATAGTCCGTGCCTCGTCGTTTCCGCCAAAAGGATCCTCAGCTTCTTGTAGCAGCGCTATGCCCTCCTCTATATCTTTCTGTCTTTCAGAAAGCTCTTCTGCTAAGCTTTTGTAAGAACGAAGCTGTTCAAATTCCGTTTTGAAAGAATCCTCGCTTTCGTATCCGTAACTAGCAAACCAAGCCTGTTCTGCCGGCGTAGCTTGATCGACTACTTGATCGCCAACCTGGGTGGTTGCTTGTTCGGTTACTTGATTGTTCGCTTGTTCGTTTTGGGTTTCAAATTCGTTGTTTTCCATAATTTTATACTCTACCTGTTATTTCGTTTCCGTATTGAGCCTCGAGGGTTGCCTCGAGCTGTATTTGTTCTAAGATTTGTTTTCCTTTCAATAACTGAACTTGATAATTCGTATCAGCCTTCATTTTGGCAAGCTCCTGTTCTTTCATTAGCTCCATGTTTGCCATTTCACGCTGCTTCATAATTTCGATCTCTGCAAGCTGCATTGCGGTCTGGCGCTTTGCCTCCTCGGTCATCATAGCTGATTGCTGCTGACCCTGGATTGTCTGTTGAAGCATTTCCTGGGCGTTTTTCTCTTCGCGCTGGCGAGATTCTTCTTCCTGCGTTGCCATGAACCAAAGCGCTTCATCAACGTCTCCATTTTTAAGCATTTGAGCTACCCGCTCTACATTTGACGGCGACAAAAGAACACCTCCGTCTTTTGTAGGTATCTGGGACATCTGTATAGCCCTTTGAAGAATAGAACTCTTTTCCTTTTCGTTTGGCAAAGACTTAACGCTTATGGCCAGGTTATCCAAGGAAAGCCCTTCAATATCGTCAAGAGAGTTTATCATTACCTTGCCTAAAATAGATTCGTAAAAATCTCTAATCTTTGGATCATACTCTATATCTATTCGGGCCTGGTGGATTATGCGTTCCCCAACCTTACGCTTGAAGTTTCGCTCCGACTCTCGAAGCGGCCAGTTCGCATGATTTCCGGCTTGATAATCCTGTTCAATCACGCCAACTAGCCTTTCCGCGCTTTGATCAGGACTTGCAGCCATCGCATCTGGTATGCCCATGGTGTCCTTGATCATCATCTGCAAATTGGCTATCTGCTGTATCCATTCAGTCCCTTGAGGACCCAAACCATTGTCCATTTCTTGCAATGGCTGAGAAACGTATTTCCCGGTCGCCGCATTAAACTTGGTCGCTACTACCTGTATACCGTTTTGACGGTGGACGTGAACAAGGTCAAACAGATCGTACTCTACACCTCCAATCTTGATGTTGGCGGCCTCCCCTACGTCAATTCTGTAACCTTTTGGAGCAGCGGCCCAAACGGCGGCGCGGAGCTTGAGCATGGCGAACATCAAGTCGTCAAGCAACCCCTTAACGCTGCGGGTAGGTGATTGGCCCGGTATGCGATCAATAACATAAGAGCTCATAGGAGACAAGCCCTTTTGCATTTGATTTGGTTTTTTACGCCAATCATAAATGCGATCAAGTCCTGTTCCGGAAATGATGTAAGACCCTTCGTACCAGTAGTTACAGCTTACCTCGTCGTATTTATCGTTCGGGTTTTTCTTCTTTTCTTCTACCGGCTTGTTGTTTCGTAGGTACGCTACATACCCCTGCTTGTTTGTTCTTTCTACATACTGCTTATAGTCGGTTGAAAGATATTCAAACTTCAAAACATAAACCTTAAAATCCATCCACACCCAACGGTTGGTGGTGGCATCTTTACGTTCAAAAGCCCAAACGGGTATCATTGAGGCGTCTGTCTGATATGGAACATAAGACTTGGCCATGGCCTGTATTTGCTTTTCGTCAAAACCGGCATCTATCAGCTTTGTGTAAATTGACTGCACGGTCTCAATTTCAATGTGACCTATCGCAACCGGCTCATCCTGATTATCCTCATTCCAGAGCATAATCATACGCGCAGGATCAATGTACTGAACTTTAACCTGACCTGTAATTGGATCGTTGTAAATTTTAGCTGCCCGGAAATGATAGTCTATCGCGTCTCTGTTTATCTCGTTACGCATATCATGCCAGTTAGAAGCTCTGAATCCAGATTCAGCCAGCTTCTCCAGCGCCACCTCGTATTTTGTTTTGAAAAACCCTAGACGATCAGCCATCTCTATCATGCTGTCGTCCTTGGGGACAAACGGAACACTAAGCTCTGGAAGCCCAAGCTCCCGCATCAACGGGTTTACAAAATTCGTTTTAACGTAAATATCATTCTTCTCGTCCTGTTTTTTATTGATTGTGTTTTTATCAAGAGAAATACAGTCGAGTTTATAATCATTGTCAGCAAGAATCGAAAGAAGAACATTGGTTAGTTTTTTCATTGGTGAGAAAATATCATAGCTAATGTTGGCCATGGCTTTTCTCTGCGCCTTACTCATGCCCCTAGCTGTCTGAACGGCTTCTGCCGCGCCGACAGACTTGTTTCCAATTGGGGAACCATTTGAAAACCAGTTCTTATACTTTTCG